TTAAAGGTCGCAAGATTGACGAGTGCTACAGCGTACTGGCGCGGCCAGTTATTTAGTATTCATTTATTTATTCCCCCGCATCTATCATCATGCTAGTTATCGTTCGCGCTAACGATCACCGCCTAATCGATTGCCGTCAAGATGTTAAAGCTGCATGGCGATTGGCCCATGCCTTAGCCTGGAAGACAGGAGTCTATCACTGGGTCGGCAGAATCTGACCATTAACAAGTGTTAAGCACTCATGCTCCCATCGTACCATTCTGTGGTATTGTATGGGAGCAAACGACAAGAGGCACCCATGGCACGCTGCGAGTATCTGGCAGAAGTCTTCCCAGCATTTAAGGCTGAACTGAGACCTTTTAAGGGCTACCCTTATTCTGGCCGTGATTCTATGGGTTACGGTCGTAAGATTCCGACTGATTACGCGATCAGACTAGAATCGCGTTGGTATCGTGTTTATGTTTGCCAGACTAGCAACGCCGGCACCGCTTATATAAACGTTAAAGATCACCCCTTCCTTGTTGTCTTGGATGGCGACCTTGGCAGCGTCAGGGATTGCAACTAAACATTAAGCGCACAATCCCCTAGCGTGCTATCCCGTGCTAGGGTTGACCTGTTCACTCGCATCTTTCGCCATGTCAATCTACGACGAGAGGTCGGCAGCTAAGGCCTACACTGGTAGAGTCTACTGCCAGAAAGTAAGGCTAAACTCTCAGGGTTACACTTACGGCAGGTATCCCGAATACTGGGGAGCAGGTGAAACTTTGTACTGTATCAGTGATTATGACGGACTGCATTCTGATCACGTCAGGGCATCCTGTCGCGACGAAGCACTGGAAAAGGCGCGTGCTATGTATCCCTTAGGCATAGTCTCAAAGCGCTAATCCTGACCCGTTCCCCCCATCATTCCCCCGTCGCATCATCACCATGCCTAAACTGCCAACGATTAAGGAGCTTAGCGCTTTAGTTAAAGCGGTAAAGCGCAACATCGACAGAGACTGTCGGGCATCATGCGATCCTAACGATAACCTGCCAGGGATACAGTTAACTTGCGGGATCAACTATCAGGGAGAATGGTCCTATCAGACTGGAGATAATAGCTATACCGGCGGCGCTTATGGCTACCCTTACTGGGCCGTGATTAGCGTTTACCGTAGAAGTAACAGTAGAGACTTAGCGCGTGAGATACTAGATCAGTGGTTGGAGTTGATCACGCAGCCGGAAGCGTACAGAGCAGGCACCTAACCACCTTACAAAGTGTTGCGGGTCGAATGGCGAGCGTAGCATCCGACCCTAGAATAAGAGAGTAAACCAACCAAGGGCGGAGCCCTTTCCAATCATGCGCAAGCCGGCACCTGCTTTCCTCGCTACGTTTGCTGACAATTACACGCGCACAATCGCACACCCTAGGATCAAGTCTCTAGCGCAGGCCACGGCGTACGCTAGAGACTTAGAATCATGGTTCGCTAGTGGTGACTATCCTGGCCGAACTTTACAGTCCGTTGCTGTAAAGGAGGACAGACTTACGGCAGACTAATCTAACCCATCACGCCGCAATCCTCCTCCATGGCGCAAGTCTTAACAGGTTCGCAGATCACACACCCCATGAAACGCCTGGCAACAAGAACAGTGGTCATCTACGACCGTGGCCACGGCCACGGTGCAGTAGTAGCGAAATACCACTGCACCGTGGCCGTGGCAAGACGACTAGGTTGGCGGTTTGGTCATACCCATCATAAATGGGTCGGGAAGACTCGCTACACGTTTCACGATGGCGCGGGATCGGAACCGTGCTCAACAAGTAGATTGATCTCACGTTAGGCATAGCTAACAGCCGCAATCCTCCTCCTATTCTTTATACGCACCGGGGGAGGGTTGCGGTTTTAATATAGCGGGGAGGGGGTGCCTCTACCCCTTCCATCCAATCCTCCAATTCTCCCAAAATAATATACTAACCCCAATTTTCCAAAATATACCCGCACACAAAAATGCGCCAGCACTTAGGCCAGCGCATAAACAAAGGGGCAGGGGTTCAATCTTCAGTATTAGCTCCCAGCCTATCACGCTCACGCCAAACAAGATCACTCAATTCGTCCATCCATTCTTCTGGAATAGCTCTATCGGTAGCATTGCGCATAGTCATCGCCTGAAGAATGTCCGCAATTCGCAGCTTGTCAACTACATGCCGAGGCTTGAGGTCAGTCAAGGGCTTTTCAAACTCTTCCTCTTTTGCCTTGGCTTCCAGCGCATAGCGCAAAGCGTCAGGTTCATGTTGCCAGAGAATTTTGCGTGCTAGAGAATCGGCCATTTTCTTGCTAGGGTCGTTCATTGGAGGATAGTCTGCAGGGTAAAACGTTTCGCGGCCATCTTCCCTCCCCCACGGGCAAGGTACACGTTTGGCAAGCGCCCCAATGAAGCCAGCATGGTAAGGGGTCACGGCTTCCCCAAGTCTGTTTTCCCAAATTGCGTTGACCAGTTTTTTTGCGGCCTCAAGTGAATCGCTGCCCTCAAGACAAGTGTGATCAAAGAAAAAAGCAGTATTTCGCGTGCCCGTGAGGCTTTTTAGCCCATCGTGCTCGCAAAGCGAAAGGCAGCGCACTCTGCGAGGGTTTTCCGGTCCATCATAACAGGACTCCATCAGCCTAAAAAAGCGATTCCGAATATCTGCGGCTATTACCATTGTCGGCGCCACAAAGACAATCGGCCGAGTCGTGTAATCCCAGTAATTCTTTGCTATAAGCAGCATTTTTTCGGTTTTGCTCAGTTCGGGCGAATTTGTTGCTGAGGCTTTGTTCATGGCGGGCCATTTGCTGGTTGCCTGTCAATTATAGCACGCTCAATGCAGTGTCAATGCTTTCCGGCTGACAAGTCGCGTAATGCCTTCGGGATCCACGACAACCACGCGACCGCCAGAAGGCAGCAGCTTGTACGAATATGGCAGCTTCCAGCCGGATTGGCCGTCGTGCTTAACCATCGTGTAGTCGCGTGGGCGTTCCATGGGTCAATCATAGCTCATCCCTGCCGGCAAATGTGCTAGGATGCAACCGGCAACCACAAACCGCAATGATTCTTGCTGATTTCCAGATTCGCGCCCTTTGCGAAGCCGGCATGGTAACTCCATTTGACCCAGAATTGATTAACCCGGCCTCGCTAGACTTACGCTTGGGAGACAATATCTTAATTGAATCTGCGCAAAGTCCAGAGCTTGTGCCAATGTCGATCGAAGGTTACACAGAAGAGGAGCCCTACCTGATGGTGCCAGGACAGTTTTTGCTAGCAGAAACGATGGAGACTTTTAATTTACCCAAAAGCATTACAGGCCAGTTTTTGCTTAAGTCAAGTCGCGCAAGGGGCGCGCTTCAGCATCTTCTTGCTGGTCATTGCGATCCAGGCTGGCACGGCTCAAAGCTGACGCTAGAGCTGAAAAATGTTCGCCAGCTTCACCCGATCAAGCTATGGCCAGGACTAAGGATCGGTCAAATGAAGTTTTCACGCATGGACGCAACGCCGCTTGCTTGCTATGCCGTCACCGGCAGGTACAATGGTGATGCAACCGTTACTGCATCAAAGGGATAGAGTCATGGCAAATCTTGAAGAGACGCTGCAGGAACGCGGCAGCCGCTATGGCAGCTTCGTGCATCATGCTGCGATAACGCAGGAGCTGAAGGCAACCATCAGGCGCTACCTTGGCTCCCCTGAGTCACTGGAGCCAGATCAGCAGGAGGCGCTGGATATGATCTGCCATAAAATTGGGCGAATTGCTTGCGGCGACCCAAATTATGCCGATAGCTGGCACGACATTGCCGGTTACGCCAAGCTGGTAGAGGATCGCCTCAATGGGACAGCTCGCTGATGGGAAGTCGCAACAATAGAATCAAGTGCCCCGATCCCGGCTGCGGCTCACTTGATGCAGTCGTTGTCGAAACGCGCTACATGGTATGCGGCAGCCGCGTAAGGCGGAGGCGTTGTGAATGCTGCAAGAAGTTGTGGCACACGATACAACCGCCTGAGCGAGAAGTCGAAGGCTGGGGGTTTTCCTGGCCGAGGCGGGGGCCAGTTGCTCGACTGCCGCCGGCAGAATTGACGGAAAATGACAAAATATAGATAATCAGTAGATTCTGTGGTTTGTGATTACACCGGATTCTCCTTTTGCCAGGTTAAACTTACCTAGGCACAAATACTTGAACGCATCGAACGAGTGATCGACGCCAAGTTTTTTGTTTGGCATTCTAGTGCCTTCAGCGTAACCAAGCGTGCGAAATGACTTTATTAACTCACGGCAGCGTGGGTGGATTTTGGTATGCACTTCTCCGTCAGCAGTGCGCAATGCTGCATTGGCTGCGCGAATGCCATCAGCAGTATTATACGGCACTTCTGGAGCGTACACAGTAATGCCAGCTTTGCGCAGAATTTGGTGATCACTTACACCAACACCTGAAGTCTGCTTGCGTTTGCCGGTTGGATCTGGGCAAGCAACAATGCGACGATTTTCGCCGTATA